CTCTTCCGATCTGTTTTATATCTCTAATACAGGAGAAAAGCTCTTAAAAGTTAAAAACGTAGACTCTATGTCTGGAGCCGCATCCGTATCACAAGTGGAAGCAGGTGAGTGGGTGATGACAGTGTGTAATCACCTCAAGAAAGATCATCCTCTAGATAATATTAATCATTCTTATTATATAGAGAGAGCAGAAAGAATTATCAACAAGATTAATTATAAGGGTAAGAAAGCACCAGTAATTATCGCTAATCAATTAAGTTTATTCTAATGGCAGGAACAGAAAAACAAAGAGAAGAGATCAATAGGAAGTTGGTCTCTATGCAGATGGAACTCATAGGGCTATCTTATGAGGACGCAATGAATACACCAGAGTTTTGGAGAGTGTACACATTGACAACAGAACAAGTAGAAGCATGGCGTAAAGATGCTCTTAAGCTTATACAGAAGACATTCAAATGTAATAAGAGTAGAGCTGAAATGACATTAGGTATGTTTGAGTTTAATCTTGGTTTACGCATACATGATGAATGGGATGAAGAGTATTTTTGGAATGTTGATAAGAGATTTGATACAACACACATCCGTACAACTATTCCTCCTGAAGCACAATTGCTTAAAGATCAACAGCCTACGTTCTGGCAGAAGGTTAAGAAGTTCTTTATAGGATATTATGATTAACACTTAGTGTTAGTTAAATTATATGCGAAAGGGTATAATATTGCACTTTTAACTGTAATATTACTGATAACATATAATATTGCATATAATTGTGTAATATAATGCACATTAATTCGAATATTTGTCGAATTGTGTAACATGATTTGACAACTTTTGTTAGAAAAATAGGCGCAATTCGAAAATAATAGGCGCATTTAATAAAGCCTCAGAGAAATCTGGGGTTTTTTTATTACTGAATTTGTCACAGTTTTACTACTAACTTTGGCATATTGTAAACAAAATTGTTTACATATTATAATTTTCACAAATTTTAAATAAATAAAAACATGGGAGCAGAAGCTTTTATTACAAGACAAAGAGGAATGACTGCAAGCGAAGCGTATACACACGCTGTAGAAGCAGCAGAATCAGAATTTGGTAGAGACGCCTACAATGGTACAATCAGTACAACAACTAGCTTTAGAGATGTAACTGCTGACTTTCGTAAGAGTAAGAAAGAAAGACGTCAGTTTATTGATGACATGTTAGAGAATGCAGGTAAGCGTAACTGTTATGTTATTGAAGAAGAGCCACCAGTAAAGAACAACAACAAGATTAAATCTGTTGTTGATCACACTGTTGTCAAAGGCACCAGTAAATGGGAACTTAGATATAATGTGTATACAGGATATGATGACAGACAGTTAAAGTCTTTTAAGACCAAAACTGATGCTGTGAAGTATGCTCGTGAGTATACAGAGAAATCACAAAACACTACGTTTGTACGTATGGAGAAGATTCTTACTAATCAAGATGCTAATGTAGCTTGTATTAAATACAAGAAATCTTCAGATGAGAGAGAAGGATTATATATATTCTTTGGTTACGCAGCATGTTAAAGGTAGTTTGTTTATTGTTATTGATGGGATGTACATCTAAAGAGATGACTCCTATTATTGTACACAAATACAAGAAGGATGATATTGTGTATACGAAGCCTGACTCTCTTAAAATGAGAGTGTTTTATGTGTGGCCAGATAAACTGACCTACACATTATTACATTATGACTACGTAAATAATGTAACACCTGTAACTAAGAAAGAATCAGAACTGTATTAATATGCCTAAGAAGTTAAAACTAACAGAAGATAGATTAGACTGTCTTCATTGTGGCGATGTACAAGATGTATCAGTGATAGAAGAGTTGTTTGATGAAACAGGCAACTCTTCTGCTGTTACAATGTATTGTAAAGCATGTAATAAGAAACTAATAGCACGTTTCTCTCCTAGTGGATTTTATTCTTTTAATCAGTTCAAACCAGATTGGAAAAGAAATTATAACGCAAAACTTAAAAATGAAAAAGCAAACAGCAATAGAATGGCTTGAGGATAATATGATTGGCAATCCACATAGCAAAGAAGATTTTAAGCATAATATTATGATTTGGGAACAAGCCAAACAAATGGAGAAAGAGCAGATAATTAATGCTCGTATAAATGGAGATGAGAATCATTCATTTAATTCAATGGTAAGAGAAGAATACGCAAATGATTATTACAACGAAACTTATAAACAACAAGACAATGACAACTAAAAAAACTAAAATAAGTTTGTCTACTAACAACACAACAATGTCAATTGAGTTTGACAACTTTGATGTAGATTTAGGGCAATTTTTTCAAGCATTTAAGACCTTGATGATTGGTGCTACTTTCTCTGAAGATCAATATAACAACTGGATTATAGATGAGGGGGAATTATTGTCAGAAAACAATGATTATAACATCCCTAAGAGTAATTTATTTTAATAATGTTAAATAGGTTTTACAAAACTTGTACTTTTTGTAAGTTTTGATAATAAGTTGGAAAAATCCATCATTAATTGAGAAATTATCACATAATGAGGGTAAAATTCGACAAATTATGTCACAAAGTAAATCTATAACTTGACAATGACTGAAGATGAATTATATAGTGCTATAGAAGCAGCTATTATACGTTGGAATCTTGATGGGACTAAAACAGCAGGTGAATTAACAAGAGAAATTATGTTAATAATTAAAAACCAAATATAATGGATGGAACAATGTGTAGAGACATGAAATGTCCTATGAAGTTTAAGTGCTACAGGCACACAGCGCCACGGAATCAGTTTAGACAATCTGTCTTTGCTGAATCACCTCGTAATGGGGATAAATGTGAAAGTTATTGGGATAACGAAGGACGTACCTTGGACCCAAAGTTTAGAGAGTATGAAAATTATAATGATAACGAATAATGATACATACAATTGACTGGGAGCATGAATTCCAGAAGAATTTAGTATATTTGCAAGAGGAGAAAGAGCTATTTTATCGCTCATTAAATGATCCAGGTAAAGCTCAGATTGAAGCTTTTATGAGTGATACACTTGATATAAAAGTGTTAGAATCTTTACAAGAGAAAGCTAAGATTAATGTATGTATTCCTGAAAGTTTAATTGCAAAAATAGATCTTAGAATAATTAGAAATTATGAACGTAAAATTGACACTTTATCATTTCAAAGAACTTCTTAAATCTGGATTCAGCCTTGACATGGTCTTTCTCCTCAAATTAGTGGAGGAAGGCCATGATATCAAGGATATGTGTCAAGGTGATGCTAAGATGGAAATTATATGTCAAGGTGTATATCGTAAAGGACTAGTATCTGGAGAGAACAAATTAACCCTAACAGGTAAGAATGTATTGAAGTTTCTTAAAGAGAATGCACCTGATGATAAGATTATCAAGAAGAAACCAGCATCTGAAGATTTTGAGAGATGGTGGAAAGCATTTCCAGGTACTGATACATTCAAACATGCAGGTAAAACATTTGCAGGTACTAGGGCATTACGTAGAGATGTAGAAAACTGTAAGCTTAAATTTAATGCTATTTTATCAGAAGGAGAGTATACAGCTGATGATCTAATAGCAGCATTGGAGTTTGATATCTTACAGAAGAAAGAAAACTCTGTAAAGAATAATGATAACAAGCTTAAATACATGCAGAACAGTTTGACATATCTCACACAACGTAGCTTTGAGCCATTCATTGAGCTGGTTAGAGAGGGAATAATAATTAAAGAATCAACTAAACCAGTAGGAACAACAGATATATGACACCAAAAGAAAAAGCAGAGGAATTGGTATTAAAATTTAAAGAACTTCCTGAAGAAGGTACTCTAATGTGGTATCTATCATTTGAAATAGCTAAAAAATGTGCATTAATTGCAGTCGATGAGATATTGAATATATTGAATGATTATTGGAATCAAGACTGTAAAATTAATCATACAAAAATTGGTTATTATGAAGAAGTTAAACAAGAAATAGAAAAACTATGATATTTCAAGATTTAGCCAATGCAGTACAAGATGGTATTGATGGTAAGAACAGTGGTATACCTATGGGCTTTGATAGACTTAACAGATACATTGGTATCAGGAAGTCTATATACACTCTTGTAGGTGGTCTAACAGGTTCTGGTAAGACATCTTTTATAGATGATGCATATGTCCTTAATCCATTTGATTGGTATATATCTAAGTATGGTCAGAACTCTGATATTAAACTGAAGATTATATATAGGTCCATGGAGCGTAGTAAGACGTACAAGATGGCTAAATGGGTAGCTAGGAAGATATTCTTAGATTCTGGTATAATCATTCCTGTTAGTAAACTGTTAGGTTGGCAGAAGGAGAAGATGACACATGATGAACATGATTTGTTTCTAGGACAGAGAGACTATATTGGCAGCATGTCAGATATCATTACAATCATTGATGGTCCAGATAATCCAATAGGCGTAGCTAAACATTTAAAAGAACATGCTGAAGCTAATGGTAGAATAGAAGAGATTGATAAATATAACAGAGTTTATATTCCTGATGAAGATAACACAGTTACACTGGTTGTTATTGATCACATTGGTCTATTAAAAGTTACCAAAGATTATAATACAAAGAAGGCAGCTATCGATAAGATGTCTGAAGAGCTGAGATATGCTCGTGACATGTATGGATATTCACCAATAGTTGTAAGTCAGTTCAATCGTGACATTGCTAATCCTATGAGGATTAAGAATGGTGATGTAGAACCACAGCTAGAAGACTTCAAGGATAGTTCATCAACTCAAGACGATGCTGATGTTGTGTTAGCACTATTTGATCCTATGCGTTATAAAGTTACAGACCCTAGTGGTTATGACTTAGATAGGCTTAAAGATGAATTTGGTGGTAAGTATTTCAGGAGCCTAAGACTAATCAAAAATAGTTATGGTGAGGATGATGTAAGAATAGGCTTAGGTTTCTTAGGTCAAATAGGTATGTTCAAAGAACTACCTCGACTTAAAGAAATGACAGAGTCTGATTATCAATCAATAGTAAATAAAACATACTTTTTAAATAATTAATCAAATGAGAAGAGATTTCACAAAACAAAAAGAAATTGCATTATATGCTTGGCAAATTGAAGAGATTTACGGCATAGAAATAGAATTAAGAGAGATGATTGGTCAGTTACATATTGAGATGAGCGATACAAGCTTAACTTGGTCTAAGTCTGAAATCAAAGCTGATCTTTCTATAGCTAGTACATTACTAGATATATGTAAAGAAAGAAAAGACGTGATTAATAATTCTGCAATTAGAATGGATCGTAAGTTCAAAGAAGTAGCAAGAAAGATATTAGTTAAACAAGTATTTGATGCTATTCATAAAGAATCAATCAAACCAAAGGTTTTTGTTATAGACGAAACAAAGTCTCAAATGAAACCAGAGTATTTGGATATAGTTGTAGAAAACAAATACTTATCAGAGATAGATGAGCAGCGTTAGGGATCAAAGGCAGCAAGAGTTTGCACAGGTATGGCTTGATAAGAAATGGGGCATCCTAAATCTATGTCCAAGGTTTGGTAAGATATATACAACAATTAACATTTTGGAAAAAATGAATTGCGATATATCTATATTAATCGCCTATCCTGACGTTAAAATCAAGGATAGTTGGGAACAGGATTTCAAAGCACGTGGATACAACAATTCAAACATTACATATACGACACACCTATCTTTACATAAACATAAAGATGAAGAGTATGATGTAGTAATCATTGATGAGATACACTTATTGAGTGATGCACAGCTAGATGTTTGTGAAGAGATATTTGAAACTAACAAGCAAGTGTTAGGATTAACTGGTACTCTATCAACGTCTACAGAGTCTGAACTTGATATGAGATTAGGGCTTCCTGTATTGGCATACTATCCAATTGAACAAGCTATCCAAGAAGGTGTTATTGTAGATTATCAAATAACAATAATCAAGGTACCTTTAGACAATAAGATAGTTAAAACTGTTAAGGGTAAAACTAGAACAGAGAAGAAGCATTATGATGCATGTAGTTGGGTGATTGATCAGCTTAGCTCTCAAGGTAAAGACACAATGATGTTGCGACTGAAGAGAATGAGAATTGTCCAAGGAAGTATTGCTAAGTTAAATATGACTAAGGCAATATTAGACAAGTATAGCCATGAGCGTATACTTGTTTTTTGTGGTACTACTGATGCTGCAGATAGTTTAGGTATACCTTCACACCATAGTAAATCGCCTGACAAAGAGGGCTTCAAAAAGTTTACAGAAGGAGAAGGAAACCATATGGCTGTTGTAAAGATTGGTAATACAGGTGTTACATATAAACCTTTAAACAAGGTGATTTTAAATTACTTTGATAGTAACGCTGAGAATCTAGCTCAAAAAATTCAAAGATGTATGGCAGTTGAATATGATAATTTGAATAAAAAAGCTCAAATATATATTATATCAACTACTGAAGAAATTGAACTTAAATGGTTAGCTAGTGCTTTAGTTTTTTTTGATGCTTCTAAAATAAAATATATAGATGTAAAGTTATGATAAGTTGTATATATACAATCACTAATGTACATAATGGTAAAATGTATGTAGGTAAAACTAATGATTTTCATTATAGAGTAAGTAAACATAAATATACTCTAAGAAACAAGATACATATTAATGAGCATTTGCAAAAAGCTTGGAATAAGTATGGAGAAGAGAGTTTTATGTTTGAGATTTTAGATGAAGTATCAGAAGATTTATTAATATCATTTGAGCATTATTGGTGTAATATATTAAACGTTCATGATTATTTAGTAGGTTATAATATAAGACCTACACATCCTTATAATAAAGCATCAAATAGTAAAATCACATCAGAAAAAATTAGTAAAGCGCTAATGGGTAAAAAAGTTTCTGAACAATCTAAAAAAAGAATGTCAGAAGCAAAAAAGGGACAAATTTTATCAGAGCAACATAAACAAAAAATTTCAGAAACTTTAACAGGAAAAACTAAATCAGATAATGCTAAACTTAATATAGCTAAATCAAAATTAGGTTCTAATAATCCAATGTTTGGAAAAATTCCATGGAATAAAAAATTGTAAATGTTCATAAAACTTTGTAACTTAGAGTAATAAACAACTAAATATTATAACATGGCAAGCAAATTAATTGGGATCGTTGGATCCACTGGTACAGGTAAATCAACATCAATCAAACACCTGAACCCAGAAGAAACCTACATTATTAACGTAGCAAAGAAAGAATTACCATTCAAAGGATCTGAAGCTCTGTACAACAAAGAGAAGAAGAACTACAAAGAGGTGGATGATGCAGTTGAGATTACTCGATTGTTACATACAATCTCTGAGAAAGCACCACACATTAAGAACATCGTGATTGAGGATTCAAACTACATCATGGGTTTCAATATTGTGTCACGAGCAACAGAAGTTGGTTTCACTAAATTTAGCATTATGGCTAGAGATATGGTGGAATTATTCAGAGAAGCTCGTAAATTACGTAACGATTTGAAAGTTTTCTATTTCACACATCCAGAAACTATTGAAGAAGGTGGAGAAGTTACAGGATACAAGATTAAGACAGCAGGTAAGTTGATCGATAATCAAATCGTATTAGAAGGACTATTAACTATTTGTCTTTACACTTATGTAGAGGAGAATAAAGATGGATCATCTACGTATAACTTTGTAACCAATAGGTTTAAGAAGTTTCCTGCAAAGAGTCCTGATGGAATGTTCACTAACATCAAGATGCCTAATAATTTACAAATAGTAGTGGACGCAATTGACGAGTATTACAAATAATTATAAACAATAAAAACTAGAAACCATGGCCATAACAGGACAAAAAAGAGAATTGCCAGCAACAAAAGATTTTACAAAGAAAGTGGGAATCTTTGAGGCAGAAGTAATTGCTATCAATCCTACAGTAGAAGAGTATAAAGATATACTTGGACGTGAACTTAAGGAAGACAGCAAAGCTACAGAATATCTTTATTATAAAGATGGTGTAGCAAAGGTGAGAGTTGACATCTGGTTAAAAGATGTTAAAGCTGACAAAGAAGGTGTACATTTTATTGATAAAGTGACTTTCTTCTTAGAAGATACAAAACGTTCTAACAAGGATGGTTCAAAGAAACAATATGTTAATAACATAGGTATGTGTAGTTGGGCTAGTTCTGAAGAAAATCTTCCTACATGGTTTGTTAAGCGTGACTATCGTATAGCATATACAGGTGAAGAAGAGTTAATAACATTCTTACGTACTTGGTTAGGTAATCTTGATTTCTCTAAAGAAGATTGTCAAGTATCTTTAGATTGGAAGAAGATTATTGTTGGTAACTTAAAAGAGTGGAGAGATGAGATTGGTGGTGAGTGGTGTGCTAGTGTAGGTGCATTAGCTACAGTTAAAACTGTAGAGAAAGAAGAGGGACCAGTGTCTTATCAGAACATCTATAACAAAGCATTCTTTCCAGGTTATTCTATTAAGAAGATGCGCTTAGTTAACTATAATGATCCCACTGTAATTAGAGGCGTATCATTTAAGAGCTCTAAAGAGTTACAACAACATGAGCGTTTTGTTATTAATGTAACAGGAGAATATGGATGTAAAGATTTCTATACATTCAAAGATCTTCAAGATTACGATTTGAATTCTAATTTGGTAGAATCAGATAAAGTAATTTCTGAAGAGGGCTCTGATTTTTAAGATCTATTTTATACATAATTATAGTGCAAGAAAAGCCCAGTCTTATAGATTGGGCTTTCTTTTTCACTAAAAAAGAAACAAGATGCCAATAAATGGAATGAAACGTCCTTCTATCATCACTCCAGATAGAATTCTTGAAAAAGTAAGCGAGTATGATATATTTAGATATTATATGCCTAATTCTGATTGGAAACCAAATGTTATAACTTTCTCTCCATTTAGGAATGAGAACAACCCATCATTTATGATTGGTAATAAGCATGGAAGGTTAACGTTTATTGATTTTGCAGACACCAGTAAAAGAGGCTCTTGTTTTAATTTTGTAAAAATGTTATTTAATCTTAGAGATTTAAAAGAAACATTAGAACTAATTGATAGAGACTTTGGACTTGGTTTTTCTAGAGTTACTAAAACAGAAGAGTATAAACGTATCGTTACAGAATACAAACAACCAGTGGTAATGCCTAAAACTTATTCTAAAATTCAAGTTGTTACAAAGAATTTTACGAAGGAAGAATTGGCTTATTGGGCTCAATATCACATAGACATAGCAGACTTAAAAGCTAATAATGTCTACAGTGTGTCTAAAGTATATCTAAACAAGCAGTTATTTCCTGCAGTGATAGACGAACTTAGATTTGGTTATTTGTATGAAGATAGATGGAAGATATATCGTCCTTACGCAAAGGACAAAAAGAGTAAGTGGGTACCAAACAATGTACCTATAACCGCTATGGACGGTAAAGATGACATCATACAGTGTGATGTAGCATTTATCAACAAATCAAAGAAGGATTATATGGTGATGAAGAAACTCTTTCCATCCAGCTGTGCTGTACAGAACGAAGGACTAGGTTGTTTCTCTGTCGAGAACGTTGAATACATTAAGAGTAATTCTGCTAGTCAGATTCTCAGTTTTGATTCAGACGTAACAGGCGTAGAGAATTCACAACAAATCACACAGATGTTCAACTTTGGTTATTGTAATGTACCCAGGAAGTATTTATCTCAGGGCATTAAGGATTGGGCTGATCTAGCAAAAGCCCATGGTATGCAAGCAATAGAAAACTATCTAAAAGAAAAAGAACTAATATGGTAGTATTACAAAGAGAAAAAGAAGTACAGAAGCTAGTTGATCATTTTGATTCAATACTGATGAATGAAATTAGTGATGAATTTGCAAGAAAGTATACATCTAGAGATTGTGCAATGGTTGCAATAAATCTAGTATTGGATAGTTTAGAAGTTAAAATTCGTCCAAAAATTTTGCATATACATGTACAGTTAAATAAAGATTATTTTAATGAGTTAAAACAAGCATTGATAAACTTATGAACGTAGAAGAATTAGCAGTGGCGCTGGAAGATCTTGTGTATGAGATACAACAAGAGACAGAATACTTAGAGACTACAGAAGGAGACTCTATAGAATGTATAGGTATAGAAAACCTAGAAGGAATATTATCAAGATTTTTTGGACT